AACTGATCGCACTGTTCGAAGCGAACACCAAAGGGCTGAAATGTCCGACGACCAGGTGAAGAAGTTCGCCGAAAACCAGATTACACACGGCAACCGGCACTTCGAACTGATCCGGATGCTTTGCTGAAAATCCGCCAGCTCAAAAGCGATGAACGGATTTCGCTGCGCAAACTCAAACTGCAGGAAACGGGGCTGTTGCTGGATTTCGAAAAGACCAAGCTGATCGCTGGTCGATACTCTAAACGCAAAGAAAAAGCCCGCTCTTTCGAACGGGCTTCTCTGCTTCTCTGTTTGGTACGACCGAGTGGACTCGAACCACCGACCCCCACCATGTCAAGACACGATGATTAACGAGTTAACTGATTGATTAGTAATAATAAAGGCATGAAAACCATGCCTCTGGAGAGTGAGTTTTGGGATTCGCTGAAGTCTTATAAATCAGTAGGTTAGCGAGGGGTTTTGGAACCACTTTTTGCTATGAAATTCGGTTCTTCATCCAACCATAGATGAACTTTTCATTCTTTTCACGCGCCTCACTGATATCCAAATATCGAGCACCCTGACTGCAGTTTAAAGAACGCCATAATATCTGTTCGCCTTCAGTACCTCGGCGTAATAAATAAGCTTCTAAAGCCGATAGGGTTGCGGGACCGATATGACCATCAACGATCAGGTCTTTATAGTATGCCTGGCTGTTGTTGTACGCGTTCAGCCAGCGCTGAAGAAACTTTGCAGCGATACTTGTGCCCATGTTGATGCCAGTATCAATCACTTCCTCACCAATGAAAGCGCTGATGGCGTGAATATCGCTGAAGCGTGGGGCTTTGATATAGCTGTTAAAGTAAATGTCGCATGCGATGGCTTGTGTCATGTCTGACATGGGTCCGGTATATCCGTTTTTCCTGGCGACAGCTTCAGTGATTCCCCAGGTTGTACTGCCACCAAGATCATCAGCATCGTTGGAATGATGGCCTTCTTTTATCAGAACCTCGTTGATGATTTGCTCCAGAGAGCGTGTTGCCGGCTGATTACGCATAGTCGCCTCCTTAGGTCTATGCGCATTCTTAACCTGTCGGAAATGTCATCAGAGGGCTTTCTGTTGCTGGGGCAAGTGTTATCAGCCTATATAAAAAACGGCCATCATCGCAATGTACCTTCTTATCCAATTTCATTTTCCCCCGTACCCCCTAAGAGGTTTATGGGCGCCGGATTGGATTTTTAGCACGGAAGGAAAAGGGGCGGCGCAACCTTGCATATTCGTGCGTAATTATGCGTTTATGTTTGTTGCTGACAGCTATTGATTTTCGTTTATTGATAGATTTTAGCTATGCCTTGTTATATCTCGGTAGGATGCGCATTCTGAAAACGGCCTTAACCTGTGGTTTTATTTTACTCTCTGGTTCAAATACATGTTTTTACTGTGTTTTTCGCTCTGTTTCAGTCCCACAAGTTATCCGTGAGTTTGATTTTTTGCTGTGATTTACTCTGGCACGTCCTTTCCCCTTTTGACCTCTTTCTTTTCTTTTTTCTTTTTAAAAAGAGAGAGATAGAGAGATATAGACAGGGAAGGTAGAGGCGGTGGTGTCCACAGGTTAGAGAAGGTGAGTGATTCCCTCTGACTGCCTTCATCTCAAATTTATATTGCAGCAAATTTAGTTGGACAAGGTGTCCCCCAAAATGCCAACCGCCGAAAAACTCGATCTTGAAGTCATTGAACAGTATTTGGAGTGGAAGAAAACTAACGAGAACTGCAGTGCAAAAACGGTAATCAAGTATCGGAAGGTACTGGAACAACTAAACATCTTTCTTGATTGCCAGTACGTTGAAGCCACTTTGGGAAAATTGGAGCAATTCAGTGGCGGCTACTTGCACCGAATGGGCTATTCAGCAGCTTCACGCAAGGTGGCCGTGGCTGCAATCCGGGGATTTTACAAATACCTTTACCAGCGCCGGCACATTCAGGATAACCCGGCAGTCCATCTGGTGTATCCGAAGTCCGGCAGACGTTTACCCAGAGCAATGGGTTTGCACAGTGCTGAAGCCATTTTGCTGCAGCCCGATTTGTCCGAGTTTTCTGGCATACGGGATAGCGCGATTCTTGCGTTACTGCTTGGGTGCGGCTTTCGTGTTTCCGGGGTGTGCGGCCTGAATGAATCGAATCTGATTTGGTACAAACATCAGGATGCTGATCGTCTGGCAATTTTGCTGAAAGAGAAAGGTGAAAAAGAACGAATGGTACCTGTGCCTTCCGAAGCCATGCTGCTTGTTCAGGCCTATTTAGGCCATCCCACTTTGGCTGATATTGACCGTTTATTGGAAAACGGTGATCAGGTACTGTTCGTGAACATGCGAAATCGCCACATTCCGGAATGGGAACACCGCGGCGAACTCCGGCGGTTATCGTCCCGGGCCGTCGACAGAATGATTAAGCGTTACGCCATTGCTGCCGGTGTTCCTGAAGATCAGGCACATCCGCATGCCCTGCGTCATCTGTTCGGCACCGAACTGGCAGAATCAGATGCATCCACACTGCAGATCCAATCTCTGATGGGGCATTCAGACCCAAAGACTTCCGCCATTTACACACACATTGCTATGCGCAAGATGACAACAGTGCTCGATAAGGGCAATCCATTGGGCAAAATCAACACGCCAGTGTCTGAGCTGCTGCGCGAGATGCAGAAGGGGAGAAAAGTATGAAGTTACGGCCGTTGCATGATTGGGTGGTGGTTGAGCGTGAATCCGTTCGCTCTGAAGGGAATGATATATCCATTTCGAGTTTACCTTCTAATCAGGGGAGGGTAATTGCCGTTGGGCAATTTGTGAGAGGGTTAAAAAAAGGTGACAAGGTTCAATTTAATGCATATGCGGGATATGTCTTATATAGTCAAAGTTGTACGGTAACACTGATAAAAGAAGCCGACATTTTAGTATTTTGGACTGAACCAATGGAATAGGTGGGAACAGGATGCAAAAAACAAGCTTAAATGACTTTGAATCATGGTTAGGCTCATTAGCTGGTGCTGCAGAAAAAGGGAAAGGACCAGCTCCAAATTTCTGGAAACCTTATCATTCGCTAATGCTTGCAGCTCAAGCCAGCTGTTTAGGCTGGAATAACTTAACTATTAACGCCCCACAAGCTGTAGTATCGTATCTAGCGAGAGTTAAGCTTTGGGAAGCGATAGGCTTAACACCACCTGTAAATGTAAATTGTCATGCAACCGCTGGTAGATTTGTTGAAGTACGCCCTGTAGTTGATGAGCGTAGTGTTGCTTCTATAACGCAAGAGTACGTGCAAGTTTTTCAACGACTGAGAAATGGATCTCTTGCTATCGATGGGTTGGAAATTTTATTGTCTGAGCTGCTTGGAAATAGTTATCACCATTCTGGAAGAAGCCATAAGCATTATGCATTAACAGGGGCGCAAACTTGGCCAAATGGAAATCTTGCGCAATTAGCGATTATCGATACAGGGATGGGTATTAGAGGATCTTTAGCACACAATCCGATGTTAAATCATCGATTATCGTCAGAAAACGCATGTGCTTTAGCTTGTGAGTATAGCGTGACATCAAAACCTGGAAATGGGCATTCTGGTTATGGCCTTACTTTTGCCAGAGATTTGATTGAAATTAATAACGGAAATTTAATTGTCGCATCAGGTGATGAAGTGTTTCAACTTTGCGAAAGGAATGTGCAGCAGAAGAAAATGAACTTTACGTGGGGAGGAACCATAATAATACTTGAATGGAACACTGATAAACCATTGATAGCTAGAGATGTATACAATCGGTGGCCTATGCCTCCAGGGATGTGTGAGGATGACTTTGATGATTTGTTTTAATGAACCAATAGAAATAACCAAGAAATTTAATGGGTTATCTACTCGAGAAGGTGGAGCTGAAGCTCGAAAGTACTTGCTGAATTGTCTTAATACTGAGAACAACATTATCATTGATCTTGGTAATATTAACTTAAGTCCTTCATTTGCCGACGAATGCATTGGACGACTGGTAGAAGCTATTGGGTTAGATCAGTTTAGAGCGCGAGTTAAGTTGGTGAACGTATCTGTATCATCAAGAACTCTACTTAAACTTGTTATTTATCAAAGAGCCAAGTTGACCTCTTAGTGGCACAGTAATTAGCTGTGTCAATTCTTTTCTGCCTCAATAGCTTGTGCGTTCTCTTTTTCTTGGTTTTCTCTTAAGTCTTAGAACTTACATAACCCGTCTTTAACTTTTCCAGGGATGTCAGATATACTGGACGTTGACGGACGATTTTACAGACCTTGAGAACTCGCTTTCGAAACGGCCAAAACCGTCCAAAGTCTTAGAACTTTTTATCAGACCCAGTTGCGCATAACGGCAGAATGCGCAACTCACAATCTTACTGCGGTGTCCGAGCCCTGATGATGACTGGCTTCAGTTTTCAGAAGGAATCAGGAAATGCGCAGCTTAATTCTCAATATCTCACCTGTTCTTCATCACCACACCATCACCGACCAAGGGGTGGGGGCTCGGCATAGGAAAACGCGCGTCTCCACAGGGGGAGGTGGGTACCTGGATAACTGCACCCAATTAGAACTTTCCCTGAGTGCCTCCGAACTGCAGAAAGCCGTCGACAGCTTGCCGCTTCCGCCGCATTGGAAAACCATTGCAGATCACCTTGGCCCTGAGTTGTTCCTCACGGTCTGGCGAAAGCTGGAAACCTTGCGTACCGAACGGCGACTGCGCATGCCGGTGCTGCTTTACTCGTACACTCATGAAGCGATGACGGCCGATGAATTCGAAGACTGGCTGGACGCCCAGCGCCTGGCGGCCGCGTGGTTCGAAATTTATGTGGCGGTGGATTCAGAACAGTATCGCTTCATCTGGCGGGAGCTGTTCAAAGCGGCCTATCAACCGAACCGAAAGAAGCTGCGCGTGTACGTGCCGGTGTTCCGGGTGTGGAACAACCATCTGCGCGATATCCTGATCGTCGAACTGCTGCGGGCCGATGTGCCGTTCGACCGGATTCGCCAGCAGCTCTACAAATGGCTGGGTGATGACATCTCGATCAGCCATCTGGGCAGAGTGAAGAAACAGCTTGAATCCCTCCAGTCTCCGGCGCTGGCTCATTAACGTATCGCCATGAGTGAGAAGAAGCCGAACCCGCCGCGTGAAACTGTCACCTTCAAATGTGGTGACTGCAGTTTCACCTTCAGAGCGGCACCAGTCCGTATTGAGGATGAGCCCAAGCGTGCGCATCCTTACCGCTATTTTGGAACCTGCAGCAACTGCCAGCGCGAAGTGCAGCAAGTACCGTGGGAAGTGGGGCAGTTTTGCGCTGTGCTCGCCTCCACAGGGCCGAAAACGCCGGAAGGCAAAGCACGCTCCGCATCGAATCTGGCCGGGCACCCAACTGTCGCAGAGCAGGCAATCACGCGATTCAACGCCCTGAAGCATGGCGCCAATGCCAAAACGGCTCTGTTTTTCCCAGCCCGGCCCGGAAAATACCCGCAATGTGCCACCTGCGATGTCGACCATACCTACTGCGCCACGCAACCCGCCTGCATCAAGCGCACCGAACTGATGATGCAGCACCTGATCGCCTTTCAGTCGGCCGACCCGTCAAAGCTCACCGAACTGCATGCAATTAACCAGGCAAACCTTGCCGCGATTTTTCAGGATATGATGCAAACCATCGTGGCGGATGGCGTCTCGCTGCGAAATCCGGTGTACGACTTCGACAAAGAAGGCGGATTCCATATCGGCCGCTACAAAGGCACTAACGGCGAAATGGTGACCATTGAAGAAATAAAAGCGCACCCGTTGCTCAAGCCCATGATGGAGCTGCTGAGCAAAAACAACCTGTCTCTGGCGGATCTGAACATGACGCCAAAAGTGCAGGTCGACCACGGCATCGAAATGGGCCGGACGATTGATCAGGAAGAGGAACGGGAATCGGCACTCGATTATCAGCGCAAGATGACCGAGCAAATGTCCGGCCTGAAGGAAATGATCGCCCGTTCTCAGAACCGGGTGCGACGCGACGACATTCTGATTGAGCACAATCAGGACAGCAGTGCCGAAGAGGGCGACTTCAGCGAGGTGAACCCGAATGGCTGAGCGCCTCAGCGCCGCGCAGCGGATAGAAATCCAGAGCCTGGCTGAAAAGGAAATCCAGCGTTATGCCGGAAATCACGGCATGTGGCACAAGCACGTTCACAATGTCGAGCTGGACCCGATGCAGCTGTTGAAAATGGAAGAGATGGACTTGCACCCGAACACCGTCGATTTCAGCTGTCGGCGAACCGGGAAAACAGCCGTCAAAGAGATGTACTTTCTGGAGTGGAACGCCATTCATGCCGATCAGGAAGGCGGGATTGTCGCCCCGCGTGAAGCGCAGTCTCTGGTCAACCTCGGCTACCACCTCGACGCCATTCGGCGATCGGATATTCTCAGCGGTTACCTGGCCTACAAATCGGGCCGCAGGCAGCTGGCCGACACCTATTACGAATTCGCCAACCGCTCGAAAGCCCGGGCATACGGCATCATGGCCAACGTCGATGGCGGCGACTTAACCTGGGCATCACTGGAAGAGGTCGATGACCTCGATGCCGATCGCCTGTATGGTCGTTTCCTGCTGATGATGGGCTCCAGCCGCCGACTGGGTGCCAGCAAAGCGTCGATTAATAAACCGCAAATTCGCATCACAGGTGTATTTAAAGGCGCCGATACCCTCAGCGGCCTGATTGATTCTGGCGAGTACACCTGTCTGCCAACGGTCGACTGTTACCTCGGCATCGAGCTGGGCATCCTCAATGAAGACTTCATCATGAGCATGCGCAAGCAGCTGCCCGAGGATGAATACATCCGTCAGCTGCTCTGCATTAACGTTGCTGCCAAAAACCTGATCTGGGAAAAGTACATCCGTAACGCAATTCAGGTTGGCGCCCGTATTGGGCTGGAACCCAGCGCCCCGGCACCATACACCGTGTACAAAAAGCGCGGTGTGATTGCTTTCGGCTACGACCACACAGGCCACGGTGAAAACCCGGCCTCGTCGCGTTCCTCCATCGTGGTAGAAGAACAGGTCGGCAACTTCTCGGTCGTCATCTTCTGCAAAACATGGCACCCGGGCACAGACGAAGGCATTATCCGGCGGGATCTGGTGGGATTCTGGCGCTACTTCCGGCCCGATTACGCCATCGGCGATGCCTTCGGTATCGGCCTGCTGACTCAGGTAAATGACGATCTCTTTGCGGAAGGTCTGACGCAAATCGACCGCCGCGCCATCGGGGGCGGTGAGAGTACCGCTTCAACATGGCCAGAATGGGCCTTCTCACCATTACGCTTTGAAGGGTACGCCAAACACCAGATGGCTCAGTCGCTGCGCAGCGCGTATCACAACCGCCAGATGGTGCTGCCATACGTCGACGACCGCGAGAACGATCCGGAATTGGAAGACTACGCCAAACTGCCAAGGCAGCTCCGCAACATCAAACCCACTCCCGTGAAAGCCGGCAGTTATTCCAGCTACAAAATGGTGAAAGCGTCTATCGGCGATGACCTGTTTGATGCCCACATGGCCTCGCATTGGGCGCTGGTCACGCAGGGCGCTGCACCTGTCCCTAGCATCATCACCATTAACCACAGAACCCGTGACCAGCTGTTGGGCAGCCCAAGCAGCCTGAACCTGTTAAGGAACCTTTCATGAGCATGATTTCCCGCATCTGGGCGGCTGTGAAAAACAAGCCACTGGCTTCCGCGCCCAATACCCCGGGCAACCAGAGCGGCCAGCAACACTCCGACAAAGGCCACATTGCCGACCCCGAGCGCTCGGTGCAGTACCTGTATGACATGATGCAGTGCGATCCCAACCTGCGCGCAGCCATCATCACCCTGCGTCACATGGACAAAATCGATCCGAGGGTGAAGAAAATTCACCGCCGTATCGCCAGAGATGCCACCAAAGGCGGGCTGAAACTGCACTGGATTGGTAAAGAAAACCAGCGCGTGAACAAGCAGTGGCAGCAATTCATCACCCGGTTGCAGCTCAACAATCGCGCCAAGTTGATGAGCGACGCGGGCGGGCTGGCCAAAGAAGGCAACTTGCCGCTGCAATGGGTGGTGAACGAAGCCATGCAGGTCACCAATGCCATTCGCATGCCGACCGAAACCATCATTCCCATTGTCGACACCACGGGCCGCTTCAAAGATCCGAAACGCGCTTTCCGCCAGATCGACCCGATTACCTGGCAGGAACTCTGCACCTTTCCGCTTTGGCAGCTCACGGTCAGTCGGCTTGACCCGGATAACTTCGATGACATGGGCTGTATGGGCAGGCCGTATCTGGATGCGAACCGCACCATCTGGCAGAAACTGGTGATGACGGAAGAAGATTTGGTGATCCGTCGCCGTACCCGTGCGCCGCAGAAACTGGCGCATTCGCTCGACGGGGCCGACAAAGCTGCGCTGGATGAATACCGCGAGCGGGTGGAAGGCCAGAGCGGGGAAATCGCCACCGACTTTTACGGCAACAAACTGTCGGTCACGGCCGTCAGCGGGGATGCCAACATGGACCAGATTGCCGACATCAGCCTGCTGGTCGATGCCTTCTTCTCGGGTGCCCCTGCACCGAAAGGGCTGTTCGGTTATGTCGACGGCATGGCGCGGGACATTCTGGACGATCTCAAGCAGGACTACTACGAAGAAATCGACGCCCTGCAGGATGCGCTGGCCTACGCCTATCAGGACGGCTTTAAACTGCAACTGCTGCTTGCCGGGCTGAATCCGGATTCGTACCAGTTTCAGGTTCAGTTCGTTGAACGGATGACCGACACCAAGAACCAGCGCGCAGACCTGGCCCTGAAATATCAGGCGCTGGGTATGCCGCGCAAATTGGCGTGGGAATCGGCGGGGGTTGATGTGCAGCGTGCCGAAAGCATGCGCGAAGAGGAAGCCAACAGCCGGGATCCGTATCCCGACCCGCACCTGCCACAAAGCGGCAAACCGGATGTCAGTATTACCCCGGGCAACCAGCCGAAAGGCGAGAGTGCCACCTCAATCACGAACGGGTGATCACCATGACAGACAACACCCGCACGCAGGTGAAGGCCACCATTCGCCGGGCGATGAAAGCCGCAGAACGAGCCACCAATGAACTTGATGCCACAGCCATGAATGAACTGGGGGTGCTGTATCAGTCGGTGCTGTCGGAAATTCAGTTTCTGGTCATGAATGCGGCCGACGAGCTGGGCGAGGTTCGCCTTTCCCAGCTGCAAACCTTAACCCGCGAGATTGAAACCCTGTTGGACCAACTGGCGCAAACACAGGCCAGCATGGTGGATGGCTATATTGTTCAGGCCGCGCAGCATGGCGGGACCACATTCAGCACCACTGTTGCGGCCGCGACTGTCAGTCAATCCATTGATGAAGCCGTGCTGGCCGTGCGTACCATGACTCACAAAGACGGCCTGCAACTGAGCGACCGGCTCTGGCGGGTCGACTGCCATGCACGGGAAGTGATCACACAGGCGGTTGAACGAGCGGTGATTCTGGGGCAGTCGGCCAGCGAGGCAGCTCAGGCGTTCCGGCAGCGCAGCCAGCCGGTGCCTGCCGACATTGCCCGCAACGCAGGGCTGTCGAATGCAGCGGGCATCAGCCGTACAGTCGCGCAGGAACTTATGGTGAACGATGGCGCACCTTACTCGCAAATCAAGCGCGTGATGCGCACCGAAATCAACCGGGCGCACGGCATGGCTTTTCAGAACGCTGCCTTTGAAGATGAGTTCGTCGTCGGCACACAATTCAAGCTCAGCCCAAACCACCCGAAGCCAGACATCTGTGATATGCACGCCCGGGCCAATCTGTACGGACTGGGCAAAGGTGTGTACCCGAAAGGCAAAAGCCCGTGGCCGGCACACCCCAATACGCTGAGTTATGAGCAGGTGGTGTTTGTGGATGAAGTGACAGAGGAAGACAGAACCAGCCAGACCGACCGCATCAGCTGGCTGAAAGGCCAGAGCCGGAAGGGGCAGAAAGCCGTGCTGGGCCACGATAAAAAAGTTGCAGCCCTGCAACAGGGCCACCTGAAAGAGAACATGATCGCCACCCCCTGGAAGCACCTGGAACCCTTGCTGAAGCGCAAGGGCATTGATACCGGGACCCTTTGATGCTGCTGAAAAATTGGGCAATTTTGCCTATGTAACTTGGATATAATGAGCTACATCAGTACAAGCCAGCGCAGACGAACGGCAGAAAGCTAGGAGCATAAATCATGAATACCGCACAACAACTCCCTCAGTTCCACTCAGCGAAACCCATTGTGAATGAAATTGTCTGCGAATGCGGCCACCGCATCTGCGACAGCGAAGGCGTGATCCGATCCCGTTGCGTGAAAATCGGCGAGGGCATTGCTCTGTGCCGGTGTAAGCGGTGGGTGAGTGTGCCTGTTGTTAACTGCTAAACGCCGCCATTAAAAGCCTTGCATACCTCAAAATGAGGTATGCATTTCATATAAAATGAGTTGACTAATTTCATGTGGTTCAAGAATATACCCTTATATGGATTAGTTAGGGTATAAAGGTTTTATATGAGTTCTGAAAAGAAAAGTGGTTTTATGGGTTATTTATTGATTCCCATGTTACTTGCAGTAATTTCTATAGCTTGGTTTTTTTATCCTTCATGGATGGGATATGTATTCACCCCTAAAGAAACAGTCTTACAAGGTGATTTAGGTACTCTAGGTGATTCATTTGGTGCTTTAAATACATTGTTTTCAGGGTTTGCCTTTGCGGGGATTATTGTATCAATATATTTGCAATCTAAAGAGTTAAAGGAAACGAGAGAAGAAATTAAAGCACAAGGTGAACAGTTTAAGCTACAAACTCAAGCTCTTAATAAACAAAACTTTGAAACTACATTTTTTCAATTGCTTAGTTTATACAATGAGATATTGAACTCAATTTACGTAGAGCACAAGTTTGGTAAAGAAAAAAGTAAAATTTTTGGTCGTGAAGCTGTTAAAGTTTTATATATGAATAAATTCATGGATGGAGAGTATAGACACTACTTGTATTACAATGGTTTTAAAGATGAACCGATAACAGAAAAACATATTCAATATTTGGACTTTCATCGTGTTTATGGAAGTGTTATTGGTCATTACTTTAGAAATATTTATCAAATTCTGAAGTTTGTAGATGAATCTAGTGTTGTTGATAAGAAATTGTATACGAATCTTTTAAGGGCGCAATTATCAAGTTCAGAGTTGGCTTTGTTGTTTTATAATTGTTTAAGTGAAATTGGTTCTGGTAAGTTTAAGTGTTTAATTGAAAAGTATAATTTTCTAGAACATTTGCCACCTCTACAAGATATTGATGTAAGGGAAGTCACAATGTATAAAAAAGAAGCTTTTGGGAAAAGTAATCATAAATACCTTGCGGATTTTGGAAAAGTTCAGTTTGAAACTGAATGATTGATACTGGTTTGTAAATTAAAAGCCTGAATAAATCCAGGCTTTTAATTTATGAGTTGATAATAAGATCATCTAGAAATTTACATAACTGATTATAGTCTTCCCTAACTTGAATGTAACCTTGATTGTTGAAAAATATTACTGAATAGTTTACATCTTCAGAGTGTCTTTGAATTCTAGTTATTTGCTCATGGTTAATTATTGCTTTCTCTGAATAGGATGTGTGTAGCTCGATAAATTTAGGCATTCTTATCTCTTACCAGTTAAGATTTGTTGACAAGTTTTTCTGCACGCTCTAAATACTTATCCATCTTATCGCATGACTCAATAGCACTATCTGAGCAATACACACATGAGAAAGACAAGTGAGCAGCTTGGTTTAGTGGAACACGGAGTGCAAAGTCATCAAGCTTCAAGACTTGTTCCGGCAGTCCTTTTGCCTGAACTCTTAGTGGATTGGATTCATTCGCACACCGTCTAAGCTGATTGAGATCACTTAAATCATATGTCGAATGCAATTGTTTCCCTTGCGCTTGAAGCGTCTTAATTTGTTGAAGTAGTTCTTTACCGTTGAATTCTGCTGCATTTATTGTGAATGGGATGAACGCGCAGAGTGTACCAATCAGCAATCTCATGGTGCATTTTCCTTATGCTACAGTGTGAGCATAAATCATACTCCAACATCACTGCCTGTAAACCTTGACTTTCACAAAATGCGCAATTAGTCTAAATGCATAACAGCAAAATCTGTTATCCGGGTTAGCGTCCGGCAAATACTCAACGAGCCCTCAGAAGACGCGCTCAGCGTCTTTTTTGTTGGGCGGCGTTCGCGCACACCTTAGAAAAGCTGTATTCTATGGCGGCTCGGGCAGGGGCGACTTCGGTCGCGCCGGTATCGTTGAGACCGGTAACGCTAACCTTGTCCGAGTTGCCACCCACGAGTATTAGCGTTCTCCGAGTGGCAATGTAAATTTGCATCTCAACGGAGACATGCTATGTCTATAAACTCAGCTTCTGCTTTCCAGGCAATCAACAAAGATCCGCACACCTTAGTCCTCGAAGCCCGGGAAATGATTGGCGGGTTAGCCGCAATCTCCGGCGCAACCTCAGGCCCGGTTGAAACCCTCACCGCTGAACAACTCTTTTATCTGTTTGCATCTATCGGCGACAAGCTCGACATCGCCTTACTCAAGATGGAGGCAGAATGATGGCACAGGCCAACGTCACCGAACTTGAACCAAAACGACTCGATGCCATGTACCAGGAACTGGCGGGGCCATACCCCGCCGTCGTCTGCGACTGCGGCCACTGCATCTTCACCCACCAGGGCGTCATCCGCTCCCGCTGCGTCAAAGTCGCCGAAGGTGTAGCGCTATGCAGGTGCAAGAAATGGGTGAAGGTGCCAGTGGGATAATTTACTGTTTTATTGAGTGAAAATAAATTAACAGACAAGGGTGTAAGTTTATTTGTCACACTTCCTTTTTATTACTAAAATGTAACGAGTTGGTTTTTCTGTTCGAGTAAAATAATTTGGTATGAATATTTTGGCGAATAAATTGAAACTTACATTAATGATTTTAGTTATATTAACGATGCAAATATCAGTTGCAGCATCTAATCAAACCTCAAAAATTGAAGTTCTTACAGAGGTTGCAAAATCTTTAGGAGATATTGGCGACTCTATCGTGAAAATAACGGATGGGATAAAACATGTTGTTGTAACAGGCGAAGAAGGAATTAACTATTTTTTTGCGAGAAAAGCAAGAAAAGATTTAATTAATCTTAGCGCTAAAAGCACTCAATTTTCTGCGTATCAAAATGTAGCGGTTACTGTGACAATTGACGAGTATTTACGTAATCCAAGTTACTCAGGTTGGGTAGATGTACAAGAAAGGCTATTAACTGTAGTAAAAGAGGGGGCTAAGCTTCTTTCTGAATGGAATGATGAACGTAGTGATTTTATCGTCGAACCATCTTACGCAAGCCTAATAGAGTCTTTAAATTCTAGAATAAGTATTTTAGAGAAGTTACTATTTTTGGAACCGCCAATAACAGAATCCGAACTGAATGTTCTAAAAAACGTAAATATAGAATATAAGAAGCTGATGAGGGAATTCAGGCTGGCGGTTAATGAGCTAAATGTATATTTAAAGCAATATGTTAAAAACTATAAGAAAGATTAGAAAACCCGTCGTCTAGCGTGTTTCCCCCCTCCCACCGCTTCCAAACCTTTGACACCCTGCCCATATTGATGGCGACCGAGCCCCTGAGTTAACCCTCAGGGGCTTTTCCGTTT